GAATTATCAAATTGGTGAATCACAAAGAAGTTTTGAATTTGGCTGGAAAAAAGCTTTTGCTACTTATACTGATAATGCTACTAATGCCGCTTTAATGGGTGAGCAAGCATTCGTATCAGTTACTCAAAATATGGAAACTGCATTAGAAAATTTTGTGCAAACAGGAAAATTAAGCTTTAGCGATTTAGCAAGAAGTATTATTTCTGATTTAATTAAAATACAGTTACGCGCTCAAGCTACTGCTATATTTAAAAGTTCGGGATTAGGCGATTTGCTTGGTGGTTTTTTTGGTGGCGGTGGTAGTTCACCTGCATTCGGTTCAACTGCTTTTTGGGGCGGCAAAGCTGAAGGCGGCCATGTTAGTAGTAGCAATTCATATATGGTAGGTGAGCGTGGCCCTGAATTATTTGTTCCTAAAACTTCAGGCACAGTTATTCCTAATAACAAATTAAGCTCTATGGGCGGACAACCTCAAGTGGTGTATAATGGCCCTTACATTGCTAATATGCAAGCTATTGATACACAAAGCGCTACGCAATTCTTGGCTAAAAATAAACAGGCAGTTTGGTCAGCTAATCAATCTGCACAAAGATCATTACCACAATCGAGATAATAAATGTCTTCTCTAAATACAATACTTGCCAATTCAGAATCCATTGCAATTACTGATCAAAGGTTTATTGGTCAAACCATGAGCCGCAATCAGCGTATCTCAACTTCAGAAATTATTACTGTTCAACCTTTTATGTTTGACATGAAGCCAATGAATTATTTGCTTTATAGTCAAAACAGAAATTTATTATCTGTATTAAGAGCAGCCGATAGACAATACGAACAATATCTTAATTTTGGTGTTACAGGTTGGTCAAGTTATATTAAATATCAAGGTGATATGACAAGCGGTGAAATAGCATTATGCAATTGGAAAACTGCAAGCGCCAATAAAACTTTAGTGTTAGGCGATATTCCTGGAACTGTTACTTCAAGCGAATATGTAGTAAGAACAGGTGACTTTTGCCAAGTTGGCCGTTACGCTTATATTGCAACTGCTGATGTTCAAAGAGGTGGCGCATCAACTGTTAATATCCCTGTTCACAGAACTTTAATTACGACTTTAGTTTCTGATGTAGGTGCAGTTATTGGGCAATATGGAACAACAATATCTTTAGGCGGAAGCACTTATACTGGAACTACATTTCCTGTTATACTTCAAGAATATCCAACATACACATTCATTCCAATGACTAACGATTCTTTCATTGCTTGGAATGGAACATTTAAAGCAATAGAAGCGGTCTTATAATGGCAGATGTTATAACCCCAATAGAAAATACTAACAATATAAGAATGGCGGATTTTGTTCGCATAACATCGCGAACTAATATCAATGCAACCGCTATGGTTGATGCCGTTGAATATACCATTAGAACTATTGGCACTACAGACTTTACTTTATATGGTGCTGATTCTAATACTGTAGGCGAAGTATTTACCTCAACTATAACAACTCCAGCTACAGGCACAGGCACAGTTTATCAAAATGTGTATTATCGCTTTGCAACAACCGCTAATATTCTTACAATTCCAGCCGTTGATTCCTTACCTTTTGATGCACTTGGAACTTTAGTTAGTATAGGCGATGTTCAAAGAGATATTAAATCAACCGCCAATGAAACAACAATTAGTTTAGTGGGATTAGATACCGCACTTTTAGGATGGGTATTAGGACATGATATTAAAGGCTCTTTAATTGAAATGTGGCATGGATTTTTTAATACAAATAATGAATTAATTACTTCAGGCGGAACAGGCGGTCTTTATAAATTCTTTACAGGTTATATAAGCTCTTTCCAAATTTCAGAGCAATACATGGAAGAAGCTCGTGCTTATGTAGGTATCATAACCGCTTCAGCTTCTAGCATTCAAATTATTTTACAAAATAGAACCGCAGGCCGTTATACAAATGATAATGCTTGGCAATTTTTTAATCCTGGCGATACCTCAATGAATAGAGTTAATTTTATTGAAACCATTAACTACTCGTTTGGAAAAGATGTTTGATTAGATTTGCTAATAAATACGATAACGATAAGATAATAGAACTACTAAAAGATTTTGCGATTAAATCAAATAATCCATTAACCAATAATCCTTTAGTATGGTCAAAAACTTATATAGAACAAATATTGGCTACTTTATATGCAGGTCATGGTTTTGTATTAATTGACGACAAACAAACAGGCATATTAATTGCGGCAAGAACACCATGCTTTTGGTTAAAAGATATTTATCAATTACAAGAAGTTATGTTGCATGGAAAAAATAAATTTGTAATTGCTAGATTAATAAAAGAATATGTAAAAATAGCAAAAGAAATGTTAGAAAAAAAAGCAATAAATCAAGCGGTTATGTCATCTTATACAGATTTAAAATTTGAAAGATACGGAATGGTTAAATTAGAACTACATTGGGAAATTAAATGATAAATTTTATTATTAATTTTCTTATATTTTTTACAATGACTAATGATGCCGTTGCTGGCGGAGCTATTGTTGCCGCAGTAGTGGGTAAAGCTTTTGCCGCAACTATTGTTGGCCAAGTAGTAGCTTTTGCAATTAACATGGTTGCATCATCTATTATTTCTAAAATATTTGCACCTAGCGCGCCTGGTCAAGATAATCTTAATGCTCAACAACCTAATCCTGGCAATCGCCAACAACTTCCGCCCGCAGGCGATAATAAACTTCCCGTAGTTTATGGAACTGCTTATGTAGGCGGTGTCATTACAGATATGTCAATAAGCTCTGACAATCAAGATATTTACTGGGTTATGTCATTGTGTGAAGTGACTAATACAGAAACAGGTGGATCGCCCGATACTATTAATTTTGGAAGTGTATATTGGGGTGGTAAGAGAGTTAATTTTAATGTTAATGGCTATTCTGTGGATTCATTAACAGACGAATCAACTGGCGAAACTCAAAATATATCAGGCAATATGGATATCTATTTATATAGAAATGGATCAGGTAGCCCAACCAATAGCTCAATAAACGCGGTTGATGTTATGAGCGCATCCAATCTTATATATAAATGGAATAGCACAAAACTAATGAGCAATACTGCTTTTGCTATTGTGCATCTTAAATATAATGCAGATAGAGCGCTTACAGGTTTAAATCAAACTCGGTTTCAAATTACTAATTCAAGAAAAGCACCTGGTGATTGTTTCCTAGATTATTTATCAAGTGAAAGATATGGCGCTGCTATTCCTTTAGCTAACATTAACACTACAAGCCTTACTGCACTTAATACTTATTCCAATGCTTCATTTACATATACACCTTATACAGGTGGAAGCTCTACTCAACCTAGATTTGAATTTAATGGCTCTTTAGATACTAATTTAAAGATTATGCAAAACATTCAGTCAATGTCTGATTGCTGCGATTGTTTGGTTAAATACAATGAAGTTACTGGCCAATGGGGTGTTGTTACACAAACGCCAGCTTATACTGTAGTAATGGATGTTAATGATACTAATATGATTGGTGGCATTACAGTAAGCCCTATTGATCTTAACAATTCATTTAATGTTATTGAGGTTAAATTCCCTGACGGCTCTGCAAAAGATTCATTTAATTCTGCCACTTTTGATTTAGCTACAATATCTCCTACACTTTTATTTGCTAATGAGCCTGTCAATAAACAATCAGTTAATCTTTATTTAACTAACAATAATGTAACTGCTCAATATCTTGCTAATCGTATGCTAGAAGCAGCAAGAGAAGATTTGCAAATTCAGGTAGAAATTAATTTTATTGGACTTGAATTAGAAGCTGGCGATGTTGTTACTGTCACTAATGCTAATTATGGTTGGGCAGCTAAACTATTCCGCATTAATAAAGTCATTCAAAAATTTGGCGATGATGGAAAAGTAACTGCTTCGCTTTATTTAATGGAATATAATCCACAAGTTTATGATGATCGCAATATAACTCAATTTACTCCAAGTCCTAATACAGGTATTGGATCACCTATTACTTTTGGAACTGTTCCTGCGCCTGTTATTGTTAATGCTATTCCAACTGCCGTTAATCCAGCATTTAGTGTAAGAGTTACATCATCAAGTGCTGGCATTACTCAATATGCTGAAGTTTGGTATTCAGCTTATTCAAACCCAACTGAATCTCAAAGAATATTTGCAGGCACTACGGCTATTCAATCTAATGGAACTCCATATACAATTAATCAAGTTTTACCTGATGTTCAATTGTTTGATATTCCACAAGGCGATTGGTATTTCTTTAGCCGTATGGTTAATCAATTAGCTTCTAGTGATTTTTCACCTGCATCAACTGTTTATAAATGGCGACCAAGCACATTTCAATTTACAGAAAAATATATTACTGTAGCTTATGGAACTAGCATTACTGGCGCTGGATTTAGTTTTAGTCCTACAAATAAAACATTTTATGGATTACACAATCAAAACTCAACTACACCTAGCTCCGATCCAAGTGTATATACATGGTATCCTGCTGATCCTGCTTTTGGCACTTCTTATTACTTAACTTATTCAAATAGAACTGGTCGCAAAATGAGTTTTGATACAGGGCTTGCGGCTTATGCGGCTGGAACTGCTGCATTCGTTCCTACTGTAACTGCTTTATTTGATCCTTCTATTTGGTCAGCTTTGCCTGATGGAATTAATGTTATTGATCTTGATAATAGAACAGGTCAATTAATTAATACAGGAACAACATCCGTTGGAACAGGTGAAATAGGTATTGTTAATAGCCCTGATGGAAAAATGGTAGCTCAATTGCAACAATTCCTTAATTTTGGTGCAGGCGTTTATACTTTCACAGGATCAGCTACAACTTTAACTATTGACATTTATGGTCGAGTAGTAGGCTTTAGCGCACCTGATAATTTCTATATGACTATAGATTCATTTACGGCTACTAGCGCTCAAACTGTATTTACTCCAACCACTCGCGTTACAGGATCAGCAGGCTATATTACAGGCCAAGATTTAGTGTTTAGAAATGGTGTATTATTTAATCCAACATTAGACTATACAGAAAATGCCACTACTGTAACTTTAAACACAGGCGCAGATACAGGCGACATTATTACGATCATTTCATTTAGAAGTGTTAATACTTCTACAGGAAATTCTTACGCTTCATTTAGCCGAAATATTATAGATATTGCAACACCAACTTCAAGTGTTGTTCCTGGCTTTACTTTAGATTCAGGCTATGAGCTATTATTTACAAACGGCGCAGTTATGTCAGATACAGACTATGATATAGTGGCAGGAAATATAACTAATTTTCCAAGCCCAATTACTGGTAAAATGACAGTTATTCAATGGGCAGCTAATAACTTGGGTGTGCCTAACGGAACACCTGTTAATATAAGTATTAATACAGTTGTTGGGCAAACTACATATACATTTAGTTATACCACTGACGCATTAAATATTTTTATGAATGGGCTTTTATTATTGCTAGGAACAGATTATACTACTGCATCAGGGAGTTATACTTTGACAAATACACCTACTACAACATTGAATGAAATATTACAACAATCATTCGCAAGAGCTGGAGCAGCATAATGACACAAGCTTATAACTTATCTCAATTAGCCAATAATGTAAATTCATCAGGTCAGCTTGATGCTTCAACTGCTTTATTTAATGCTGTTCCTGCGGCTGAAACAATACAAACTACTAATTTTACTATTCAAGAAGTGGGTGGAGTATTACAAATTTTATATGGTGCGACTGTCGTTGCATCTATTTCATCAACTGGCTCTATTACTTCAGCCGATAATATTACTGCATACGGAACACCATAATGGCATTAAATCCTTCAGGTGCAATAAGTTTAGCAGGCCCAAGCGCAGGTCAATCTATTGCGGTTGAATTAGGCCTATCTGCAACTGCCGCTATATCTTTAAATGATGTTGTCGTAAGAACATTAGCTCAAGTGCCTAGTGGCGTGATTGTTATGCCTACTGATTTTTATGGTAAATCTAACTTTGTAAATACTCAAAGAGCTATATTTGGTTTTGGCAGATTTACTTCATCTACTGCTTCAAGTGCAGGTCTAAACACAACTAACCTTGTATCAAACACAGGCGTTGTTGCAACTGACGGTCCAGGCGTTGGAAGTGCTAGGGCTAGTTTAACCGCTGCTGGTTATGGTGGCGATAAAGCTATATTTGGTTTTGGAAGGAACAATGGACCATCACCTACCACTCCCCCAACTAGTATAACCAACCTTGTATCTAACACAGGCGTTGTTGCAAGTGATACTCCAGGCGTTGGACAAGTTAGATCAAGTTTAGCCGCTGCTGGTTATGGTGGCGATAAAGCTATATTTGGTTTTGGAGATGCTGCACCTCTTGGCCCGGGAAATATTACTAGTCTAACCAACCTTGTATCTAACACAGGTGTTGTAGCTTCAGATACTCCCAGCGTTGGAAGTGCTAGGTCTGGTTTAACCGCTGCTGGTTATGGTGGCGATAAAGCTCTATTTATATATGGCGCTCGACCTTATTCTCCTGCCATTAATTATCCAGTATCTAATTTAGTTTCAAACACAGGTGTTGTAGCTTCAGATACTCCAATCGCTGGAACTTTTAGAGGAACTTCTGCCACAGGTTATGGTGGCGATAAGGCTATGTTTGCTTTTGGCTCTTCGCCAGTTGGCCCTTTTAATACTACTAACATAATCAACCTTATATCTAATACAGGCGTTGTGGCAAGTGACACTCCCGGCGTTGGAACTGCTTTAAGATCAAGAGCCTCTGCTGGATATGGCGGTGATAAAGCTATTTTTGGTTATGGCGCTCGAACAGGGCCAAATAACCCACCTTCATTTAATTTAACCAATTTAGTTTCAAACACAGGTGTTGTAGCCTCTGATAGTCCGGGAGTTGGAACTGCTAGGTATCTTTTAGCTTGCGCAGGATATTCAACTACATAATATAAATAAAGGATAAAATAATGGCAAAATTAAATAGTGAGTTTAATTATAGATATCAAGTTATAGGTGAAACTGTTTGGGAAAAAATTAAAACACTTCAAGGCTTTTTATATGGTCGTAAAAGAGCGGCAGTATTAGAAACAGTATCCGATTTAAAACAAAAAGCTAAATATAAAGAACTTGAACATCTTAAATCTATTGATGCGCTTCCTCATGTTATTATGGAATTAGAAGCTGATATTATTGAAATGGAATCTTTTTTTGAAGAAAGCAAAAGAAACTTTGAGCAAAATAAAGATGAAATTAAAATAATAGAAAAATTATTAAAAGAATGCTATGAATTGGCAGAGCCAACAAGATTAAAACATAAAGATGGCACGCCTTATTCTGATGAAGAAATGTTTGAAGTTAATGCGGCTAATGAATTTACTGTTTTATTAGCAAGAGAAATGCAAGCTGAAGTTATAGCAACTGGCAGACCATCCGCCGCTAAAATTAAAAATGCTATGAGCAATCCTCTTACTTGGACTGCTTTAAAAAATATTGGTCTAATACCACAAGAAACACCATTAATTGCAAGCAGTATTGATCCAACAACAATTCAATTAAATCTTAAAGACGATCCAATAGAAGCAATTGAACATAAAAAAGAAAATACACAGATTGAGCGTAAAGATGTAAAATTTTTATAAAGACAAAATATGAACAACACAAGAATCATAGATTTATTTCCAACGCCTTTATATATTAATAATATTGATGCGCCTTTAATTAATCAACAAAAAAATTATTTATTAAATTTGCCTAAAATACAAAATGCGGGCAATTTAAGAAGTGAAAGTGGTTATATATTTGAACATCCTTTATTTGCAGAATTAAAAAAAACAATTAATGAGCATATAAAAGAATATATAAATATTTTTTACCCCAATTCAAATTTAGATGTTTATATCACACAATCATGGGCTAACTACACAGAGCCAAATCAATATCATCATAAACATTCTCATCCTAATAGTTTTATATCAGGTGTCTTTTATGTAAATGCAATAAAGAATGAAGATATGATTAAATTTTATAAAGACTTACCATTTATATATCAAATAAATCATAATCAAACTAATAATTATAATAGTGGCGATGTTGCTATTCTTGTAGAATCAGGCGATTTAGTATTATTTCCATCAAATTTTCAACATGATGTTCCACCAACCACAAGTAAAGAAACTAGAATTAGCATTTCATTTAATACATTTATAAGAGGAAATTTAGGAGATGAAAATTCATCTACCGCTTTATATTTAACATAATATGAAAACAAATTTACAAGATTATATTGCTATTTACAAGGCTATTGAACCATCAATATGCAAACAAATTATAGATAATTCTAATGAAGCCGAATGGATTAAACATTCTTATAGCGATCCAATAACAAAAGAATTAACTACTTATGAAGATGATCTTGAAATTACTTATCAAGATAAATATATGGATTATCTAAATAATAAAATAAAAGATTGTGTTAATGATTATTTAATTAATGTTGCTCCCAATACTTTTGAATTGCAAGAAGTTTCAACTATAAGATTTAATCGTTATCAAGTAGGCACTAATATGAAATTTCACCATGATCATATTCATACATTATTTGATGGTGAAAAAAGGGGAATTCCCATTTTATCTATTTTAGGATTGTTAAATGATGATTTTGAAGGTGGCGATTTTTTAATGTTTGATGCTAAAAAAGTGCAATTAGAAGCTGGCGATATTATAATATTTCCCTCTAATTTTTTATACCCTCATGCCGTTACTACAATCACAAAAGGAACAAGATATTCTTTTGTTTCTTGGGGGTTTTAAAATAATATAATTATGAGTTTTCATGTAGAAAAAATTGATGAATCAATTACTGATGAATTAATTTTAATTTTAAATAGATTAAGAATTTATAATCTTGGAATTAAATATAATTCAAAATGCACTAAATTAGGATTTCAAACTAATGATCTTTCTTTTGAGCCATCGATACAATCATTATTAGATAGACTTTTAAAATATTTTCCTGATCATAATAAATACAAATATAGATGGTTTCATTTAATTGATTATTTTAATGGGGGATGGCAAGAAGGTCACGATCATTCTAAAACAGATGATTTAAGTTTTATTTTATATTTAACATCTTGTAAAAATGGTGGTGAAACTGTATTTGAGCTTAAAAATACTAAATATATTGTAAAGCCTGAAAAAAATAAAATAGTATTTTTCCCTGCAACAATGTGGCATTGGGGTGAAATTACTATAGATCATAAAAAAGTAGCGGTAGGTGCTTTAATTAAGGTATAATCTTAAAATATCATAAGACATAATTGGTCGCATTGCGTCAGAGAGATGCTTGCGTTATTTACCTAGTTAGGAAAAATTATGGCTATCTTTAATAAAAATACCCTTCAACAAGTTGCTGGCTTTGATAATGAAATCTTGGCAGAGGAACTTGTATGGAATCAAGCAGGCTATTGGAATATGGTTTTACGAAACCAAGATACAGAACTTCCAATTGATCTAACAGGCGCGACAATCAACGCTCAAATTATTCGTAGGCAATTATCTAATATCAGAGATTCAAGATATGGCCTTACTTTTGACATAGCAGATTACACTCCAGCACCTTCAGCAATCCCTTTAACTATTACAAATAGAGATGATGCTAATGGCATATTTACATTAGTGTTTGATTCTAATGCATGGGGATTAGCGGCTAATGATCCACAATTAGATATTAATGCTCAAAATTGCGTGGGTTATTCAGGCAGAATTAAAATTAGTTTTCCATCGGTTGGTTTAACTCCAGCAAGCGATCAAATTGTTTTCTTATTATTTTTAGTTAGATCAGACGGAGTAATTAATTAATCATGAATAATATTAATGTCAATGTAACACCACCACCAACTATTCAACTTAATGTTGATAAGGGCGGCTTTGGCCCTACAGGTCAATCAGGTTATTCAGGTTATTCAGGATATTCAGGATATTCAGGCTATTCAGGTTATAGCGGTATTGGGACAAGTGGTTTTAGCGGTGCTAGTGGCTATTCAGGTTTTTCAGGAATAAGCGGTTGGTCAGGCGCAAGTGGAATTAGTGGAGCATCAGGCGAATCAGGTGCAAGTGGGTTTAGTGGCATAAGTGGTTTTAGTGGTATATCAGGATGGAGTGGCATATCAGGCTATTCAGGTGATTCAGGTGTAAGTGGTTATAGCGGATCAGGCATTTCAGGCTATAGTGGCTTTTCAGGATATAGTGGCCAACAAGGCACATCAATTAATATTATTGGAACTGTTTCAACACCTGCATCTTTGCCGCCAAGTGGAAATTTAAATGATGCATACATTGTAGAATCCGATGGTGATTTATATGTATGGGATGGATCATCTTGGGTTAATGTAGGTCAAATTGTAGGGCCACCTGGCGCTAGTGGTATTTCAGGTTTTAGTGGCTATAGCGGTATATCAGGTTTCAGCGGTGAAAGCGGTATATCAGGATATTCAGGCTTTAGTGGCGAAGTTGGAGCTTCAGGTTTTAGTGGCATATCAGGTTGGTCAGGTGCGTCAGGCATCAGTGGCTTTAGCGGAGCTGAAGGTATTAGCGGTTATTCAGGTATATCAGGTTGGAGCGGCATCAGCGGTTGGTCAGGATTTAGTGGCTATAGCGGTCAAGATGGTTTATCAGGCGATAGCGGTCAATCAGGTTTTAGTGGAATAAGCGGTTATAGCGGTTATTCAGGATCAGGTATAAGTGGCTATAGTGGTTATAGCGGTGAAGTAGGCTCACAAGGTATAAGTGGATTTAGTGGATATAGTGGCGCTGAAGGTGCAAGTGGCTTTAGTGGTTATAGCGGTCAAGATGGTGCATCAGGCCTATCAGGTTATAGTGGTATTAGCGGTTATAGTGGTATAGATGGAGCATCAGGCACTAGCGGCTTTAGTGGCTATTCAGGTATAGGCTTTTATTGGCAAGATGGATGGGATATTGATACTACTTATATTCCTAATGATGTTGTTGCTTATAACGGCAGTTCTTATATTGCTTTAACAAATATTGCTATTTCAGGCAACTCACCTGATGCTAACGCAGATTGGGATTTACTTGCTCAATCAGGTGCTACAGGCCCAACTGGCCCAACTGGAACTAGCGGATTTAGCGGCTTTAGTGGTTATAGTGGCGAGGTTGGCGCTCAAGGTTTTTCAGGCATTAGCGGATGGAGCGGCGAATCAGGTGCTAGTGGCTATTCAGGTATTAATGGTTTAAGTGGCTATTCAGGTTTGAATGGCACTTCAGGCTATAGTGGCTTTAGTGGTTTCAGCGGTCAAGTAGGCGCTTCGGGCATATCAGGCTTTTCAGGTTATTCAGGTGAAGTTGGCGCACAAGGATTTAGTGGCTTTAGCGGCATCAGCGGATGGTCAGGTGAATCAGGCTATAGTGGTATTAATGGCTTGAGTGGTTATTCAGGTCAAGATGGTGCTTCAGGCCATTCAGGCTTTAGCGGCTATTCAGGTGAAGTTGGTGCTTCAGGTATATCAGGCTTTAGCGGATTTAGCGGTATTAGTGGCTATAGCGGCGAAGTAGGTGCTAGTGGCTTTAGCGGAATAAGTGGCTATAGTGGAGCTGAAGGTGCATCAGGTATCAGCGGCTTCAGCGGATTTAGTGGCGAAGTAGGTCTGTCAGGTATAAGTGGCTTCAGCGGATTTAGCGGTATAAGCGGCTATAGTGGTGCGACAGGCGTTAGCGGCATTAGCGGCTATAGTGGATATTCAGGTGCTACAGGCGCACAAGGTCAATCATCAAGTTTTTTTGAATATAATGCTAACGCAACATCAACTTCAGGTTATCCAGGCGATGGTTATTTATTATGGAATAACGCAACTCAAGTTAGCGCTACTCAAATTAATATCAGTCATCTTACTGACAATAATAATGACATTGATATTTTCCTAGCTACTTTAACTCCAAGTGAAGAATTTGTTATTCAAGATAGAACTGTAAGTGGAAATAATCAATATTGGCGAGTTACAGGCGCTACAACAAATATTGATGGCGGAACTTCTACTAGCTATTGGACTATTCCTGTAAGTTTAATTTCTTCAGAGGGAACAGGCACTACAAATTTTGGAAACAATCATAATTTATTTTTAGCCATTGTTAATGGTGTATCAGGCTATTCAGGTTTTAGCGGTTATAGTGGCTTTAGCGGGGCAGTAGGCACTTCAGGTTTTAGCGGCATAAGTGGTTATAGTGGTCAAGATGGCGCGTCAGGTATAAGTGGCTATTCAGGCTATAGCGGCTTTTCAGGCGAAATAGGTGCGTCAGGATTGTCAGGTTTTAGTGGGGCATCGGGAATTAGCGGATGGAGTGGTGCAATTGGCGCTTCAGGTTTTAGTGGCTATAGTGGTGCTATAGGTGCTGAAGGCATAAGCGGATATTCAGGCTATAGTGGTTATAGCGGTGAACAAGGTTTAAGTGGTTTTAGTGGTATCAACGGCGCGTCAGGTATCAGCGGATTCAGCGGTGCTAATGGTGAATCAGGATTTTCAGGCTTTAGTGGCTATAGCGGATCAGGCATCAGCGGCTTTAGTGGTTATAGTGGACTTCAAGGCAATGAAGGTCTTTCAGGCTATTCAGGTTATAGTGGTCAAGATGGCTCTCAAGGTTTGTCAGGCTTTAGCGGTATCAATGGCGCATCAGGCATTTCAGGCTTTAGCGGTGCTACAGGTTTGTCAGGCTTCAGCGGATTTTCAGGTTATAGTGGAGCTGCAACTGGCGTAACATTAGGTGATTGGTCAATTGGTAATTCAGGAACTAAAATGTATTTTGCATTCAGCGGTGTTAATAAATTTAGTTTAGATTCATCAGGTAACTTTGTGGCAATTGCTAATGTAACGGCTTATGGCACATTAACTTAAAAGGATAATAATGGATAAGACAAAACAAGATGCTTTAGCTTATGCTAAACAGTATGATGATCAATTATATAGATATTTATTATCTAACAATTATGAGCGAGCGGTTTTTCTAAAAGGCGATCCTGTATTGCCTAGAGAAGCCACTCGTTATCTATGGGCTAACCGCAATTTATTAGGCAAGAACATTCTTGAAATAGGTTGCTCTACAGGTTACGGCTCTCAATTTCTTCCAAACAATATTAATTATATGGGATTAGATTATGATCCTATTATTATTGAGGTCGCCCGCGAACAAGAATGGGGCTTAAACATTTCTTTTACAAACGCTGATATAAACACCTATCCTTTAGCTCAATACGACACCATCATTGCTTTTGAAATTATTGAGCATATTGATAATGGATTAGAAATAGCACAAAAACTTAAACAACATTGCAAGCGCCTTTTATTAACAACTCCACATAATGAGCCTAAAGGTTTTTGGGGTGAACATCATAAGCTTCATGGTTTAAATGAATCAAACTTTCCTGACTTCCAATATAACTATATCAATGAGCATGGTTATATCTCGGAAACTTTACCCAAAATTAATGACAAAAATAGATTTAATCTTATGATTATGAGGTGGGATCGTGGCTAGTGTTTTATGCTCTATAGCAACAAGAGGTCGTTACCAAACTACTTTACCTTTAGCTCTTAACGCTATAATTAATCAGACAAAATTGCCTGATAAACTTGTTATATTTGATGACAATGATGAGCCTGAAGATGTCCGTAATAATAATATTTATCAGCATTTATTTAGCATCATGGATTACAAAGGCATTAAATGGGAATGGGTATATGCAGCTAAAAAAGGTCAGCACCATATTCATCAATCAGCTAATCGCATGGGGTATGATTGGGTGTGGCGAGTGGATGATGATGCAATACCCGAACCGAATGTATTAGCTGAATTATATTCTTGGATTAATAAAGATGTTGGCGCTATAGGCGGAGCTATATTAACTTTGCCAATTAATCCTGATACATCTAAAAACACAGGCAAAATAGAAGATATTGATAAAGAGCCTAATATTCAATGGGCAGAAATAAAGAAGCTAAAAGAAGTTGAGCATCTTCATTGTTCTTTTCTTTATAGAGCTGGGGTGCATGATTACAATCTAGGTCTTTCAAGAGTAGCGCACCGAGAAGAAACTTTATTTACTTATGGATTATACCTAAAAGGATATACAATTTTAGCAGCTCCATATGCAAATACTTGGCATCTTAAAAACCCACAAGGCGGAATTAGATCAGAATCAAATCAACAACTATATCATCATGATGAATTAATCTTTAGAAACACTTTAGCTTATAAAGATAAAAAGATTGTAGTTTTAAATGTAT